AATGATATTCCAAGTGGAATAAGTATATAGAAGAAAACAAATAGTATTGCAAATTTTATCATCTTATCACCACCAATTTATGTTTCTATCTTCAACATAGGTTAATCCTAAGTATGGATATAACAACTTCTTTAAGTACTTATAGTTTGCATACTCGATACCTGCTTTGAACTTCTTCTTTCTTAAGTCCTTGCAGTATTTACACTGTTCATAATCAGCATCAATTCTTTCAATGTCAGGAAAATAATTATGTACCATTTCAGCTAGATGGTCTCCTGCCTCGTCAGGGTCAGATAAGATATATGGTGTGTAACCATCGTAGATAGCTAAATCAATGTTCATAATATTTCTGTTGTTCATCTTAGTTCCGTCTGTCACAATGATTTTAAAAGGCACTCCGCAATCATGTAAAGCACCTACAATCTGTTTAGCATCACTATGACCTTCTACAATAAATGCGGGCTTACTCATATAAAAACACCTCTACTAACAATCCGATTTTAGTTGCATAGTCAATCATATCCTTAGTGCCTGTTGATGTACCGTTCCAAAATGCGATAAGTACATCAGAGTAGTCACCCATTTCATGATTACGAAGTATTCCTGCCTTCTTACCATGCGTTTTCCAATCAGGTATGAATCTAGTTAGCTTACAATCAGCATCTCTAGCATATCTCTCACCTAATTTGTCTGCTCCGTTTGCTCCACCTGATACTATTTCAACCTGACTCCATAGTTCGGGCGGTAACTCCATGAGAATAAAGTCACTTACCTTATCTCGTAGGTAGTCGTAATTGTTGAAGTCACGACCACCTGCTATGATAATGCGTATCATTAACGGATACTCCTTAAGTCCTCTTTATACTCTTGTGAGTTCACTAGCATCATAGTGTAACGCTTTAACTCTAAGCCAGTATTAAGAGATTTAGATTGTAACATCTTAGCCTCGTCTTTCTTAAATGCTCGTTGCTTTTCAAGGTTATCAATCTGTTCTTTTAGAAGTTTAATTTGTTCTTCTAAAATATCTGCCTCGTGGTAAGCCTTATCGACTTGCTCCATTACTTGAAGTTCTAAATCAATCTTACTTAATGTAAGTTTCTTAACTTCATCAGTTAAACGTCTACGAGCCATTTTGTTTACATCTTCGGGGAATCCAAAATCAATCTTGTAAACTGTAATTAAGGCATCATCACCAGTGTTAGTAATGAGGATAATATCATCTTTAATATAGTAGTTTCGTGTCACATTGTCTCCGATTTGTCCTTTCCACAGGAACTCGGCTCGTTCAATAGTTTCATTTGCATGTTCAGAAATCATTTGCTTATTCTTGCTGATGTAATCTTTGATTTCTCTTTCAGTGGTAATACCTACGATACGTTGTACCCAACGTTCGTTAAAGTGATTCGTTAAGTTTTTCATTTTATCATCTCCTCGTTATCTTATATTTGTATTATAAATGGTAGAATAGGGTAAAGTCAAGGACAAACTAAGAAAAAAATGCAAAAAAAATACTAGTCTATAAAGACTAGCAAAAAAGGGAGTAGTATTATGAAAATCACGTTGGCAAAGGCTGTAGGAATCGAACCCACTCTAACGGTTTTGGAGACCGCTGTTCTACCAGTAAACTAAGCCCTCACGGTAGGGAGATAAACTCCCTTAATTTATCAACATTGGAGGTAGATAAATGTGGAAAACCACGTTGGCGGGGGATATAGGAATCGAACCTATACTAACCGAGTCAAAGTCGGTTGCTCTACCACTAAGCTAATCCCCTATAATTTGGTGTGATGCAAGGGGGTCGAACCCTTGATGCCTGATTGGAAGTCAGGAGTATTACCACTATACTAGCACCACATAAACAACACGTTGGTCAAGGAGGTCGGAATCGAACCGACTTTAACAGGGTCACAACCTGCCACGTTACCAATACGTCACACCTTGTTAATGAATACCGATGGAGAGACTCGAACTCCCAATCCTCGAAGGCACTAGTTCCTAAGACTAGCGTGTATTGCCACTTCCACCACATCGGCATAAAGTGAGACTGCCGAGACTCGAACTCGGAATAACTGATTAAAAGTCAGCAGTGATAACCATTTCACCACAATCTCATATGGACTCCTGCATGAGATTTGCACTCATGAATAACTGTTTTGCAGACAGTTCCCTTAGTCTACTTGGGTAGCAGGAGATGGAGGAGTGTATGGGATTTGAACCCATGCCACGAATTAACGTGCTGACAGTTTAGCAAACTGTTCTCTTAACCACTTGAGTAACACTCCATATGGAGGATAGTGAGGGACTCGAACCCCCATCGGCTTTTATACCTACGACAGTTTTCAAGACTGTTCTCTTACCAATTAGAGTAACTATCCATTAACATAACATCCCCACTAAGAATCGAACTTAGATTAAAGGCTTAGAAGACCCTTGTGTTATCCTTTACACTATGGAGACATAAACACCCTTTGAGAGAATCGAACTCCCACCTTTAGTTCCGTAGACTAACGTTGTATCCATTCAACCAAAAGGGCAAAGAAAACGTGGTGTGAGATACGAGGCTCGAACTCGTGCTAGATGCTTGGCAAGCACCTGTACTACCGCTATACTAATCCCACATATTATTGGTACTGAGTACAAGAATCGAACTTGTATTGCACGATTATCAGTCGTGTGTACTAACCGTTATACTAACTCAGCATGGCAGAGGAGACAGGAATCGAACCTATATCTCTAGGGTTTCAAGCTAGTGCTAAGACCACATCAGCTACTCCTCCATAATGGTGTGCCGAGTTGGATTTGAACCAACGTACCCGACTTAACGAGAACAGTTTTACAGACTGTCGGTATTAACCACTCACCCATCGACACATATATTAATATCGTCCATGACAGAATCGAACTGCCAATTTCTCTTTGTAAGAGAGATGTTTTCCCGTTAAACTAATGGACGTTGGCGAAGCATAGGGGATTTGAACCCCTGATGGCTGATAGACAGTCAGCTATGTTACCACTACATCAATGCTCCAAATGACATGTATGGGACTCGAACCCACAATCTCCACCTTGAAAGGGTGACGGCTTAACCAGTTTGCCTAACATGCCATATTAAATTGGTGGAAGATACGAGAGTCGAACTCGTGATTTCTGCGTGCAAGGCAGATGTTATCCCATTTAACTAATCCCCCATACTGGCTAGGCAGGACTCGAACCTGCGACCCAATGATTAACAGTCATTTGTTCTACCGACTGAACTACTAGCCAAAGTTATTAACTTATATTTGTATTATAACACCTTGTTAGTTAAAAGTCAAGGGTCAAAATATATTGGGTATACAGGACTCGAACCTGCGACCTCATGCTCCCAAAGCATGCGTTCTAGCCAAACTGAACTAATACCCATCAGTGTAAGGTGCTGACAGAGAGAATCGAACTCCCAACCTCCTGATTACAAGTCAGACGCACCACCAAATTGTGCTATGCCAGCATATCGTCCCAACGAGAATTGAACTCATATTAGACAATTATAAGTTGTCCGTATTACCATTATACGATAGGACGTAATTGCAGTGGTAGGAGTTGAACCTACTATCTCTAGGGCATGAGCCTAGCAACTTACCGTTTGTCCTCACTGCTTATCACTCTAGGTGGACTTGAACCACCAACTAAGGCTTATGAGACCTCTGTATTACCTTTATACTATAGAGTGTTTCTGATTTGTCAGCATATACTTCTTATAGTGGAAAAAAATATGCTATCACGTTTCAGAGAGGATAACCTCTCTTACTTATATTATGATTATAATACATCTTTACGAAAAAGTCAAGGGTAAACTTATGACCAACCTATAGCATTGATTTCATCTTCTGTAGTTGCACTTTCTAGTTGTGCTAGTAATGTCCAATACTTTTTAAAGTTGCCTGTTTTATGTGCATTTGCATCTTGGCATACTTGTAGAAATTCATCTCTAGTATGGACAACAACTCCCTCGTTAGTATTCCAAGGGATTTCAGTTATTGTTGGGTCATGAACAAGAAATAACATTTGCTGAGTAAAATTATCTTGGTCTTTAAAATCAAATGCATATGAGTGACCATTACTAGCAGTAAATCCTCCTAGTATAGTCTGTTGACATCTAGCGTTTATGTCTTCTTTCTTTACCCTCTTAAGATAAGTCAATTGTGCGTTTGCTAGTTCCTCTATTGTCGGTTGTGGATAAGGTAGATTCCATTCATATATGTATTGTCCTTTTCCCTCGTCCCTAACTACAAAATCAACTAACTTAACTGCATTTGGATATAACATTTCTATTGCACCTACTACATTCATCTCTTTCCACCTCCTACCCTATTTTAACTGCACTAAAGAATGATGCACCAACTGAATTTTGAACATAAGTACCTGATGTTGTAATATACCCATAAATGTCTATCGTATCTAGTGCATTACATTTAACAACTGCACAACCATGAGCCTGAAATGCTGTTGATAATGCAGGAGTACCATTAACAAAGTTCTGCAAACGAGTATATTCTGCACCGTTCTTATGTACTGAAATAAACAATTGGTTATTAGCGGCTGAACTATTTCCGAAACGGAGACATGCGGAAATCATATATACACCTGCTGTTTTAGGTGTAAATGTACTGTTTCCTGTTGTATACTCACCCTGTATATCATACTCTACAGTCGTAAAGTTAATCTTAGTTACTGAACCCGAAGTCATAGCTTGTGTTCCATCAGCGGTAGCACGAAAAGCTGAATTTGTAGCATTTTGATTAGTTCCATATGTAGGGTCTAGTTGCATCCTTTTCTTTAATTCAGAATCAATAATGTCCATGTTATTACCTACAAATATTTTTAAGTCAGCATTATCAGCATCTACTGGCTTAATTAGGTTATAGTTTGGTGTGTTAGTTGACATTTATTTTCCCTCCTAGTCTAAAGTTAAAACTATTGCATTTAATTCATCAATAGTTGTAGCGTTATTAATTTGATTCTCTAAATCTGTTTTCTTTGTGAATAGATTCAATTCAAATTGTTGTGCATCATTTATGAATTGAACAAATTGTTGTCTTGTCATAGTAACTACACCATTATGAGTTGCAAACACAACAGAATCCTTTGTAGAATCAAGGGCTAAAATATTAGCCCACTTTATATATATCATTTGGAAATTTTGGTCGTACTTGTATTCTATTGCTGTTCCTGTTGCTGATGAAACAAAACCTCTTACTAATGTAGTTTGATACATACTGTTTAGACTTGATAAAATTTGTGGCTTTACATCTTCAATAGGTAATGTACTATCTGCTACTTCAATCTCAGTTATTTCGCCAGTTAATGCATTAAATATTCTTTCTTTAGCCATAATTAGTAACTTCCTTTCATATCATAGACTTCAATAACCGAGTTATTAGCAAAGATAAAAGCAAACCTTATGCCTGTTATTTTAAAGTTTGTATATGGTTTCCATTGAGAACATGCAACAGTATCATTAGTCGAGGATGCTGTCCAAGTTCCGCCTGACACATTTCCCCATACTACAGATTGTGTATGCTCTACAGTTCCCCATATTGTTTTAGACTCAGGGGTGTATCTAAAATGGTGCTCCATATATAGGGATTGTGTAGACCTTCCATCAACAGCCCCTCCTGCATAGTTAGCAAAACTTGGAGTTTCATCAGATGTTCCTTGTAGATACACATATGCCCAACCGCCTCTTTCCCTTTGAACATCGGTCTTTACACGAATATCTGATAGGTTTAATCCTGTAAGGTCAACTGTAAAGTTTCCTGTTGCTCCTGTCTCAAAATGAAACTGACTACAATCTATTGCAGTATTACTTGCGTTTGGATAAGATGATACAAGACCTGCTGATGTATTAGATGTTGATAGTTGGAATGTTGTATCACTAACTACATATACATAGTAGGAGTTTATTGGGTTAATTTCTACTGGTAGAATCTTTGTATTCCATGTATGCATATTGAAAATAGTTAGAGTATATGAACCAACTGCAAGACCTAATCCAGTTAAAGAAGTAGCAGTTGTAAATACACCTGTTGTTGTATTTAATGCTGTAGGTTGAATAACCTTGTTACCACTATGGACATATCTTGCAACTAGCTTTCCTGGTCGGTCACTCTGTAATGTAGTTATTGCATTTTGGATATTGTTAATATCATCTGCATCGTTTTCATCACCTTGCGAGTAATATGTAGCATAATATGTACCATTACCAACTGATGCACCGAATGTAATATCACTTATCCAACCCTTAGTATTAGGAGCAACAGTGAAGTCTGTTATTTGCGTTCCTGTTCCCCCAACACCTGTCCAAATTGCTATAGCGGGACTTGCCATTACATTATGATGTAGAAGTGACACAAGTTTATTACCACCTGATAATGTGATAACTTCATCTGACACTCTAGTTCCACTCACATTGTAGTTTAATTTATTTATGAAAGTCATTGTTTACCCTCCTCATTTTCCATATCTAGAAGTTCCGTATTTTCTAGCACCTAGCTTATATGAATCGACAACTGTACCACTTCCATAGTAAGAAGTCCATTGACCACTCATACCTTGACCATATATGTTTATTCTATTAATTCCCTCTGTATCCATCTCTGATGAATCAATAGTTGCAGTAATATTAGTTCCTACAGGTATTTTATTTGAACCACTTCCAAGAAGTCCACTTACTGTATTTCCTGATACTGCCGATACTGTCATTAATGATAAATCTCCAACTGTCTTAGCGGGTGTTGCTCCACCTACTCCACCAGTTGCTATTACGACACCAGTATCATGTGACGAACCATTAACATTTAGATTCCATGCTACAATATCTTGGTCAAACTTAAATGTTACATCTGATGTTACATGCTTACTTATTTTTGACTTAGATAATGTTATGGATGTAATAGTAGGTGGTCCTGCACTTCCAAATGAATATGTTATAGTGTTTGGAGATGTAGTTGGGTCGTCACCCCAATCATCAATAGGTCTTACTTCTATAGTATGAGTAACTCCTTGTGCGGGAGATGCGATAGTGTAAGAACCATTAACTGTAGAAGTGCCATCCTTAACTCCATCAACATAAACATCCCATTTATGAACATCTGTCTCAGGTGATGGTGTCCATGTTAGAAGAATATCTGTTCCATTGTTACTAGCTGATAAACCTGTAACACTCGATGGAGTTAATATGTCTTCTGTCTCATTGACTATCCAATCCAAGTCAACTGTTCCTGTTATACCTGACAATGTCCAGTTTGGAGGAGGTGTTAGATTAGTGTCACCATGTTGGAAGGCTTGCCACTTTGTCCATCCACCGAAGTAAGGCATTACTCCACCTCTATATCTATCATAACTTGTAAAACCACTAGCCCATAGAACCATGTCTTTAAGCAAGTTACCACTAGTACCTGCTACTGGACCATTTATAGAATCATCATGGTTAAAGTTATTTCTTTGGTCACGGACAAAGTAGTCAGGAACATATATTCCTAGTTGTCTACCTGTTTGTGCCTCAAAATAATTTCTAAATTCATTAATCCATTGAATTAGTTGTTCTACAGTCACATCTAGATTTGTATTTCCTGCAAGTATTGTTGGAGCATTAGTATTATCCTCTACGTCAATAAATGGCATAAAGTCACCATATTGACCTGTTCCGTATCCTGCTTGAAGTTTAGCTATAAACTTATCTGCCTCAGTATGTGCATCAGCTAGATTATAAGGAAATATAACATTTAAGTAGAAATACCCACCTGTTTTTACTCCTGCCGACCTTGCATTAGCAACATATGTTTCAAAGTTTACATCTCCGTTACCTGTGTGGTCTGCACCATAACATCTTAATAATGCAAAGTTTACTCCGCTATTTTTAACTGCTACCCAATCTATCGTTCCTTGGTTTGATGATACGTCAATCGCTCTAACAAAGTTATAGTCGTCACCTTGTTGCATCCATTGTGTAGCGGGGGAGAAACCATAGTTAGGACTATATTTAAAACTAAATATTGCAGTCTTATTTGATGCTACAGTATCATCAGATATGTAACATCTCCAATATATAATATTTGTATCTGCAAAGTTTGTAGTTACTAAGTCCAACAACAATGTCGTAGCATTTGCACTTGTCGTACCACTAGCGAATAATCCTGATTGGACACTTGTATAAGTAGCTAATGTTGAGTCTGTCTTAGACCATTCAACTACAAGTCTTACTTGTCTTCCATTGTTAGTTTGTGCTTTTGCTTTTACTGTTACATCTTTCCACGCTGAACCGTTAAATGGAAATACGAGAACAGGTGTAGTCATATTAGTTGAATCAATTGTAATACCTGTTGCATTATAATCCCATGCCACTGCACCAAGGCTAATAGAACCCCTAGCAGTACCCGAACCTGATGTATCACCTGTTATAACTATTCTACACTCAATACCACTGCCATCATCATTAGCAGAAGGAGTCCAAGTGTATGATAGTAAAATTCCTGTAGTATTGGTTACTGTTGTATTTGTACCCGAGGATACTAAAGTACCATTTTTATAAAGTTGAATTTGTAATTGTGCTGTTGCACTCGAACTCGTAGCTTTACACCATACTCTAAATGTTTGACTATTAGTAGTAGTGCTTAGTGTTGCTATTGCTGATGGAGCAGGAGTTGGAAAGCTAACTCTCACTACAGGAGAACCATTAGTAGTTGCTACCATCCAGTTCGCATCAGGGCTACTTGGGTCATCGTCAATATCTGTTAGTCCACCCGATGCCCAACTTGTACTTTCTAATATCGCATCAGGATAAAGTGTACCTGTAAATGTTGCCATTATCTCACCTTCCTTTTTAATCAAACAAAAAAAGAGACTACACCATAAGGCATAGTCCTTTAAATATAATCATATACTTATCGTGTATGTAACAATTATGCGATTATAATGTCATAACGCTCTGAGTTTAACACTTCTAGCATCATACCATATGGTGTCATATCTTTTCCTCCAAGAATGTTCTTGAAGATAGATGGTGAGCAACCTGATACTAATGCTGTTCCTGTTTGGTCGTACTTAACAGGGTGATTTCCTGCAAAAGCATTGACATTCCAAAATACTAACTCAGGCATTACATATCCTGCATTAGCAAAGCGTTGTAACATGTTTTCAAACACTGTCACATTTCCTCCACCTTTAACGCAACGGTCAAATTGCATATCAGAGATGATAAACAACTTAGATGGTAGTTCTTCTTGTGGTACATTATTTGCGATAGCAGTATTTAGGACTAACTCAAACATCTTTTCGATATTTGTGTTCATGTCCCACTTAGCTTTGGACATGTTATCTAATTTCTCACCTAAAGTAGCACCTACAACTTCTTGTAACTCAGGTTCAGCACTAAAGGTAATGAAGTGGTTAGCGAATGTTCCTTTGTTTCTTTCAGCGAAGTAAAGACCTAAAGAAGTAGCAACCTCGATTGGTAATCCACGCATTGATGCGGAAGTATCAACTACTGCTAATGCGTTGTCGAAGGTATCTCCTACATAGTCAGGTAAGTTATTCCACATAGCCTCTAGGGTTGGGTCTACCTTAGTGTTAAAAGAACAATGTAGGTGTGTTCCATAACGAGTAGTTGCATAAGATGAATACTGATGGACAATCTCGTATGGGAATAGTGTCTTAGTGTTAATCTTTACTCCTCTTTCTTTCGCAATAACTGGATTGGTAACTATATTTACAAACTCAGTATACCTTTCTTCGTCATTACGGTAGAAAGCCTTACGATATACAAGACCTGCTTTAGAAGGAATCTTATCGTATTCAATTTCTTCGTATTTCTTATCAGTTAGCTTAGTTTCAACTAGGTTGATTTTTTTGCGTAACATTGATAGAGTCTTACGATATTGCTTAGATGATAAACCTAAGTTGGTTCTTACTCTTGTAGCTAAACGCTTAGTCTCACGAGAAGATGCGTTTTCTGATGGCAACCACTTAGCTAATAGAGATGGATTTTCTAAGTCCATATCTTCAAGTAATTGTGCTCTTATGATAGCCATAGCTAATTTTTCAAGAGGCGTATCAAGTAAAACTAGTAAGTCGTCATATCTACCGAAGTAAGGGATTAGATTAATATTGCTTGCTAATGCCTCAGGGTTAGTAAACGCTAGTTGCTTGATAATAGTTTTGAATGTTTCACGCTCACCTAATCCACCACGAATATCACGAGTGTAGAAAAGGGCTTTCATAGCTAACAACTTATCTTCGGCAAATGCTTTAGAGAACAGTTGGTAAGCATCAGATTTAGGACGATTTCTCAACGCTCCTGAGGAAGCGAAAAAGTCTACTAAATAGCTTTGTGTTGATTTTAGTGCCTTAGCACCATTAGTTGTAGTAGTTACGTTGGTCGCATTTTTAAGGTGTTCTAACATTTAACATCATCCTTTCCATAGTGGACATAAAAAAAAGCTAGGCACAAGTTTTAGCTACTAATGGATTTCTCCTGATAAAAAGATTCATCATATCTTTTAATGTGAGTTTGTTCTTCTTGAACAGACATATGTAGTTTTGCTGTGTGTGCCTACACGTTTACAAGGCTCAGTAGTTAGGTGGGAATCGAACCCACTAAGGACTTTTTAGCAGAAAGTTTGACAACCAATGTCAGCTTGTTTGGTTTGCTGTATGAGCCTTTACGTTTTCAACGAGACACCTTATACTAAAATAATCACCATTTGATTGTGTAAGTAGTAGGGTTGCTGTTAGTGTCTCTCGTTATCTTATAAATATATTATAGCATGCCTTGTCTCAAAAGTCAAGGGTAAACGTGAGAAGGAGGAACTTAGCTTTAGCCCCTATCCCTTCCTTTGTGATTCCGACCAGTCTTTACCGTTGCCATGATTCGTTTTCTACTTTGCCATCTCGGTCTGTAGTATCAACATGGACTTAATGTAGTGCTACATTTCTGACTGTGCATAGTGACCACCAACTTAATTGTTATTCGTGGTAATGTAGCTTTGTGAGAGTAGTTTGTTTTGTGTCTCCACTAAACCCATCAAGAGACTTGTACGCACCCGCTACCTTCGCCCATGCGTATTTCCTAGAGAGGCTAGCAACTCTCCAATTTGCCCGCCTTGGGGCTAGCAGGAATTAACCCCTATCACCTGCCTATGTCGGTCCCGAACTATCTCCAATTCCGACTTTCCTAATCAAAAACTAATTGCTACTAATATATTTACGAATTGCATCAATTAATTCTGCAACATTAGGAACAACATCTCCATTTGAGTTGTAGATAGTTCCAATTACATACAAATTGCGGTAGGGAAATTGATTCTCAACTGAGTTCTTAATAAGTGCCTCAATCTTTTGTCGATTATCTCTACCTTGTTGACGAACATCTGTAAATAAAGCGAAGATTGGTCTATATGGTAGACCTAGTAAATCATGACGAGCCATATCGTAACCTGCTAACTTACCTATCTCACAAGCTACACCTGAGTCGATTTCACATCCGTCTATTACTGCTACTAGAAAATCAGATAGTAATAGTGGTTTATCGTCACCTCGTCTAATCATTAATGAATTAGCATATGCCTGTTTGTCATTGATAGCCTCATTTTCCTGAGGAACGTATAGTTCTAAATCAGGAAAGGCTATGCGAAGTTGTTCAGCTATGTATGCGTTATACATGGCATCTGCTTGGCTAAATAAACTATTCGCTAGGTACGCTTTCATCTGTAACCACCAACTTCTCTCTTGGCACTACTACATTTGCTATTACCTCAATATCGTCTTGCATCTTTTGGTACTTTAAGATGAATCTAATATCATTTGACTCAGAGAAGTCAACTTCCATCTCGTTATCTACCAACATTTCTAATTGTCTATTAGTGATTGATACTTTATGCTTACCATTCTTGCTAAGTCGTCTAATGCACTCAGCTAGTAGCATTTGTAGTATCAATTCCTTTTCTGTTACCTCGTTAAATTGCACCTAATTCTACCTCCATTTCTAAATACTCTTTTAATTCTGTTTGATTATATTCTTCTGAGATTGAGAGATTAATTGCTCCCATCTCAACGTATGCTTTCGCCATTTTCTCTTTATCTATTTTCAACATGCCAACCATCTCCTCATGTATTATATTTATATTATAAACCCCTTGTACTAAAAAGTCAAGGGGTGAATTATATTTATATTATAACTTTATTTATCAACGGTAGGGTCAATTCGCCATTCAATTCTATCGTAAACAGTATCATCTAAAAACAAATCATATTCTATCTCTGCCTTAAAGAACTTTTGATATTTTTTAAGTTCACTCTCTGTTTTTACTCTGATAAGTATTCCGTTTCGTGGGTGTGCTGAGAGCCACTCAGTAGCCTCTGTATAGCTTTCTTTCATCGTCATGAACCATCACCCTCTCTTAGTATTGTAATCGTTACACGCTGTCTTCCAAAGCGTATAGCATCGTTATATGAAGACACAAGTACATCTATAATTGAGCCATGTATTGCTCCACCTTTATCTTCTGCTATTGCTAGGAAACTACCATTATTAGTTTCAATTCTCACTACGGAATGTGTTGGAATAACCGAAGGGTCTGTTGCTATCACACGATAGCCTTCGTGGTAGATTGTGTTTTTAATATTAACTCCTGTTGATGTTATTCCAGTACAGCCCGCACAACTGTTCGTATATGCAGTTGCTACCACATGGACTTGTCTGTAGTGTGGTTTTGGTGGTGGGGTAGGTTTCGGAGCAACCTTAGTAACAACCTTTACTTGTGGTTTTGGTTGGATTTTCGGTTGCGGTCTCGGGGGAGACTCATTCCTTACTTGAAATTCATACTTCTGTTTTGAAACCTCACTAGCTTTCTCTAGTAAACCGAAGTAGTCTTGCTTTGTAACAACTTTCTCTACAGGTAATGTTTTTTCAATCTTCACTACCTTGCTTGTTTCTTGAATATCTTGTGCCTTAGTATCACCGACTGTCATTAGACCTGCCAATAAAATAGCTACGGATAAGATACTACTAGATTTGAAAAGAAACTTCTTCGCTTCCATTCATATCATCTCCTTTGCGTTTTTTATTATATTTGTATTATACTTGTGTTATAGGAACAAGTCAAGGACAAACTTGGAAAAAAATAAAAAAAGAGGGGATTTACCCCTCTACTTAACTACGAATGTTTGTGTAATTCTTGGTAATGCGATACCTAATTGTAAATCTTTAACCTTAGTAAAATGGTTTTCTAGGTCATCTCCGTAGTGCATGATAACTATATCCTTACGAATATTTTTGGGTAAAGTAGCTAGTTCATCTAACGAGGCATGTACTTGACCGTCATAACCAACCATTTGACAATCGTGGAATATCTTTTGTGCTCCTCCTCGATGGAAAGCAGTTATCATTTCGCTATCGAATAATGAATCTGATGTATAAACAATATAATCAAACTCTCCGATAATCAGTCCATATGATTTTTTGTTTGTTACATGTTGTGTAGAAAAAACTGAAATCATGACACCATTAAATTCAAAGTACTGTTGTCTATCATCAACAATCTCATATGTAAAGTAATCATCAAATGTCATGTTTCTTTCCAAGTCGCCTTGCATCATTGTACCTTTGAGAACCTTCTCCCACAAGTCTACCTTAATCTTCTTGTGAGGAAAAATAATATGCGGTTTTTGTCGAAAAACATATCGACCCATAAATCCTGCCTCCTCTAAACCGTATACATGGTCTCCATGCAAGTGAGTTATAAAGATGGCATCAATGTCGCTCCATTTGAACTCTGACTTGTCTAAGTCGTCAGGAGTTGTTCGACCACAATCTATGAGTAAATTCTTGTCTCCAACTGTCAAAACCGCACTGTTATTTCCGAACCTTTTAGAGAAGGCACTACCAGTTCCTAAGAATGTTAGTGCTATGTTAATCAAGATATTTCGGACCTCCATTCACTGTCTCGTTATAAAACTTAATTAATTCTATTAGACTCTCTAAGTCTTGTAGTTCGTGGGTAGTTATATGTAACTCCCAATCAATAGCAAATCCTTGACCATATTCTTCGTTGGTTGGATGAAATGCTTGCTTGGGATAAATCTTTACTGTCTCACTGTTTTGCGAGAACTTAAGTAAGTGTTTGATTAGTGTAGTCCATTTCTTTCTATCGGATGGCTCTCGATTGAAAGGTAAGAACCTAATGAACATATCATGACCTTCATGCTCTGATGTGCATGTAATAACGTCACCTAGCTTTGCAAGTTGAACTGTTAACTTAGTCTTATATCTGTTGTATAGTAGGTGGCTACTTACTTCTTCTACAGTTGTAGTATCATCTACAAAACCATAGCTTTCGCAGTATGCACATTCAATCCAGTTGCTATCTAGGAAGTCTTGTTTCAACTTCCTAAATCCGCCTTTACCGTTGCAAACTGGACAAGCCACCTTAGGCTTATTAAAATCCATTTCGGTTTCTCCTTTCAAATTATCTACCGTATATTAATCGTTGCCATGCACTTTGTTCAAATCCTGCTCTTTGCATTTGACCAACAACTGTTTCGACTGAATAAGGTACTTTGTAGATTGTTACTTTTTCTTCCTCTGTATCATAAACAGCATATGTAGCACGACTGTCGTTATCACGAGATTGACCAACTGAGCCTACATTTACGATTGCTCTTACTTCTTTCGGTATACTAATTTCAAAGGCACTAATCATACCATAATTGTTTAGTTCTTTGTTTGAATATGTAGGGCGGATATATCCTCCTTCACCCCAAACCATAGGAACATGAGTATGACCTACGAAACAAATTCTAAACTGGTCATTTGTAAATCCTAACTTTGCATCATTAATATCCATTACATAATCGAATGGAGAATGAGGGCTACCATGTGTGAACATAATATCTTCACCAATACTTTGTGCGTATGGGAGATTGGCTAACACCTCAATTTCTTCTTCCGATAGTTGATTTCTTGTCCAATCAATAGACGATTTTGCCTGAGGGTTAAACCCCCAACTATTTTCTTCGTTTTCACAAGCAAAGTCATGATTACCTTTTACTATGTAATTAAAATTCTCTAGCGTGAGTTCTAGTGTTTCGCTAGGTCTCGGACCATAACCAACAATATCACCTAGATGAACCTTCTTGTTTACTCCGACACTTTTCATATGTTCAAGTACTACTTTTGTAGCGAATGAATTTGCATGTGTGTCAGAAACGATACCGATTTTCATTTTGCGTTCTCCTCTCCTTTTATAATTTTGAATACTTCTTCTTGCACTTGCTCAGGTGTTTTATGAGTTGTATCGACATAACTCAATTTGAATGTATCACTTGTATATTCCGCAAAAATGTCGGACATAATATCTTTGTAAACATCTTGTTGCTTGGTTGTTTCTGTAACAGTTTCTTCTGCTTTACCAAATGGAACTTTATCTCTTACTAATCGACTCTTTAGTTCTTCTTCATCATCAATAGTAAAAAAGATAATTTCTATATCGCATGGTAGTGTCCTAAGGTCAAATAATAGTTCATCATATTGCTCTGAAAAATCATAACTCTTATACAACTTAGAAAAGACCATTTCAGAAAAGAAGAACCTGTCGAATACAAAAGTTACATCTTCGTTTTTCATAGACCATAAAAGGTCTAACCACTTATCGTAATAAGTTGAAATCTTGCGTAAACCTTCTGTTCCATCTAGATGAAACCCTGTTGGATTTACTAGCGTAATTTCAGAAATTTGTTCTCTTATCTTTCTTGCTACTGTCGATTTTCCAGTGCCACGAGCACCTTCGATTATGATTACTTTCATACTACCACACCTTTTTGGGTTTTATATTTTATTTATATTATAACCTATTTATAAAATAAAGTCAAGGTAATAACTTGATTTAGTTTATAATATAATTTATAATAGAAACCGAACCATAAAAATGCTTGTCCAATTTACAAGCAAAAATGAGGAGGAGTTTCTTTGATAGAAACTGTAGGTTACAGAGGTAAATGGATTGAATTAGGAAAGGAGTTAGAATCTATTGTAAGAAGAAATAATGACTTACCTAAGGAGGAGAAGAAAACCTTGAATACTATATTTGAGGAATTTGCGGAGAAGTATGATACAACATCTAATTCTGCCTCACGTTATTATTATAACGAGATTAAGCCAAAACTAGACGAAGAAGAAAAGAAACCAATAGACATTGACGAAAGTATTAACAGCTACGCAAACTCAATCACAACCGAATACAGAGACCCTAGAAGTTATGTTAAAGTAGGAGAAACTACAGAAATTGAAATAACATCTATTCATGACTTTGGAGCATTTGGTAGAACCAAAGATGGTATTGATGGATTAATCCACATTTCAGAAATTGCAAATGAGTTCGTAACTATGCCCGAAGATTATTTCTACGTTGGTGAAAAAGTTAAAGCTAAAGTAAAACGCATTGACAATGAAGGTAAGGTTGCTTTCTCTACTAGAGCCATTGGCGGTAAACAAAAAATCAATCCTGCTTTCAAAGATATTTCAAAAGCAACTATTGGAGATGTTGCTAAAGTAACAGTTGCCCCTAAAGCTGAAAAGATTGAGCCTATCAAGACAGAAGAACCGAAAGAGGTGGTTAATGTGATTCCTGTTAGTTCAAATGATAGAGATAACATAATCAACTTTATTAAGAGATATTCTGATAATGCAGTTTCTCAGAAAGCATTAGCGGATATTGATGATATGGTTTCTAGCTTTGGTGTGTTCCAAACTACAATCTCACTTATGGAGGCTATTAGAGATTTAGACATTTCTTCTTACATCACCGAAAAGACAATGGATAAGTTACTTGGAGGTGAATGTCTTAGGCGAGACAACTAAGTTCTCTGTCACTACCCATCTAATTTATAGATGGAGAGAGCGTATTGGTAATGGCTCTTATGATGAAATATCATCAGCAGTAAAAGAGATTGTTAAAAATGGAACTAAATATCCTGTTGATGATTGTCACTACCGTATATGTTATGAAGGAGTGTGTGTAATCTTCATGCAACTCTCACCACTTCACGCATTAGCAAAGACTGTATATCTAAGAGAGGAAAACACTTTGAGTGCTGTTTAGCACTCTTTTTTACCCGCACTCTTATAATATAATTATAATACAAAAAAGTCAAGTGTAAAAATAAATCTTTTAAATCTTAAATATATATTAAATAAGTTATTAGTAATTACTTAGTAATTATATTATTATTTATTATTTATCTTTTATTACTTAGTAATTAATATATATATAACTGTCCAAAGTTATTAGTCCCACGAATGGGTCTACAAAAGGAGGTGTAAAAAATGAGCAAAAAGGAAAAGGAAGTACACATTAAACAACTAATTCAGACTATTCAAACTAGTGAAGATGAATTTAAAAAGCAAGACGCTATGATGGTAATTCTAGAGATGTTCGAGCCTTTTAGAAAATCTTTAACAAAGAAATTCGCAGGTAAAGGTATAGAGTTTGATGATGTATGTCAGGTGATTGATTTAAAATTAATCGAGGCTATGTATGATTATGACGAAAAGCTAGATAGTTCAGCTATTAGGCATATTACATCTAGGGCAAGGAATGGTATTTTTAACTTCTACAAAAAGGAAATGAATTACTTCAAGGAAGATAGAAAGACAGTTAGCATTGACCATCCAGTAGGATATATCTCTCATAATGGTAGTAATCATGTAGTAGAAAACAGTAATGTGTTAGACTACTACCTAGAAGAACCATTTAATGAAGACAGGATTATAGAAAACATTATGATTCAACAAGGTCTAGAGAATCTAACAGAACATCAAAGAGACTTAATCTTTATGTATTATATGTCAGATATGACACAAGATGAAATTGCGGAAGAACTGAGTATCAACCAAGCTAATGTTTCGAGAGCAACAAAAAGAGGGGTAAAGAAACTCAGAGAGTCCTTTAGCCCCTTGGGTGAGCATGACGATATGCTCTAGTCATTTGTTCGTTTGCAACATGAGTATAGATTGTTGTTGTGCTAATGTCGGCATGACCAAGTAAGTCTTTAATAACATTTATATCAACACCATTAGCATGCAAGTGTGTAGCGTAACTGTGTCTGAACATATGAGGGTGTGCCTCACTATATTTAGCAACCACTCTACTTACATTCTTAGTAGTCATTGGTCTTTCAGCTAATACACGACTAGCAAATACATATTCGCTATTAAAACCTCTTGTATTAAGGTGTTCTATAATTGCAGATAGTGAGGCATTGTTTATTGGTACAATTCTTTCCTTGTTTCCTTTACCGAACAATCTGACCGTCCTATCATCAAATTCAATATCACTAACTTTTATATTTACAAGTTCAGAAACACGACAACCTAATCCATATAGTGTTTCTAATATTGCTCTATCTTGGATGCTATTAGCAGAATCAATTATACTAGCGGTCTCATTAACAGATAAGACCTTAGGCAATCGTTTGTCGATTTTTGCGTTCTCTATCTCTGATGCGAAGTTCTTTTCAATTATGCCTTCACTGGACAGAAAGCCCATAAAGGCTCGTAAAGCTGATAGTTTTCTTCGTCTAGACGTAGGTGCTAGCTTACTAATTTTCGACAAATAATCTCGTATAGTAAATTTATCAAGTTGTTCTAGTCCTTTGATATTACACATATTAAAGTACTGTTCAATGTCTTTCCTATAAGCAACAATAGTATTTTGAGAAAGGTTTTTCTCGACACGAATATAGTTCAAAAAATGATTAAGGTATTTTTCCATTGTACCAACCTCCAATGTTTGTTTGTTCCGATAACACAATAATACCAATTTGTTCCTATAATGTCAAGGGCGAAAAACACAAAATGGCATATTTTTTAGAAATAAATAAGAATGAGTGTTATGTAATATCCATTATCTTCCCCTTTTACACCTCTCAAACCTTTTGGCTATTTGGCTACTATCCCCTTGCCGATAGCCAATCTTTTTAAGAAGGAGCGTGATAACATGGTGAGAAGGAAATTAAATGATGATGAATTGCAAGATATAGCTAATAAAGAGTGGAAGAAAACTCCTATATTTACAAGTGATGAAAAATTAGCATACAAGGCAAAAAACTTAACAGGACCGAAAACGGTGGAAGGGAAGAAAAAGGCATTGGCAAACTTACAAGTAGGAAGGAACAGTTCTGATTCACCAACGAACTTAAGGCATGGTGGCTATGTCAGAAAAATCCTTAATGAAGATGAACAAGTGTACTATTTTGAAAGACAAGAAAAATACCTAAACGACTATGATATTAATGGTTCAGCAGATGAAATTATTTTGCATACAGCTATAATGGAAGAAGTTATTCTAATGAGGCTTTATACTAAACAAGCAAATAATCCATCTATTGATATTGAGAGACCTCTTAATGATTGCACTAGACGACTTCGTACTGCATTAGAAGATTTAGGAGCATTGAGAAAGCAACGTCTTAAGCAAGATGATAAAGTTGCTAGTCTTAATATTGCTACAATCGCCCAACAATTTGCTAGGGAACTTATGCAAGGTAGCGTAGAGGATGAACTTAAGAAGTTAAGAGAAGAAGAAGAAAAGTTTCTTCTAGAGAAAAAGACCTCCGATATTAACGACCAGTATGTAGTTGTTAAAGACGAGGATGAAGAAGATGGAGAATAACAATCCACAACAAATAAGTAGTCTCTATAATGAAGGACATAGAGATATGATGAAGATTTTCATAGAGAACCCTGATGTTGCGGCTAGTAGATTGCTAGTTCGTAATGATAAGCCTCTAAGATTAGCTGTTCACCAAAGACTTATTATAAGAGGTCTATGGAATCACCAGTTTAACCTGCTTATACTGACTCGTGGTGGTGGTAAGACATTCTTATTGGCTCTTTATTGCGTTCTCAAAGCTATGCTATATCCTCGTGAGAAATGTGTGGTTGCATCTTCTTCATATCGACAAGCACAATTTACATTTGATGAAATTATAAAGTTCTATGATGAATCACCGTTGCTACGACAGGCAACTACAAAAGAACCTACAAAAGGTCCAAACAGTTGTGAACATCATTTCGAGAACGGTTCAAAGATTATCTGTTACCCTTTAGGTGACGGAAACAAAATCCGTGGTGCTCGTGCCAACACTCTAGTAATGGACGAGGTAGCACAAATTCCTGCTGACATCATCAACTTGGTTATCCTACCAATGATGAACGTTAAGCAAGACCCATTCGATACAACTGGACGGAAAAACCATTTAGTTATGGCAAGTTCAGCTTACTACCAATTCAACCATCTATACGATAAGTACTTAGCATATAAAGAAAGAACAGATAAGAAAAGTCCCGACTTCAATCCTAACTACGGACTCCATGTTTTCTCTGTTTATGATATGCCTAAGGGATGGATGGACGAAGCTATTATTGCAGAGGCAAAACAACAGCTATCTGAATTACAATTCCAAATGGAGTATGAGTGTTTATTCCCTGCTGAATCTGACGGATTCTTCCCTGCAAAACTTATGTTTGGTGCTAGAAAATCATCTGTACTATTAGAGGCAGAGGGTAGCAAAGGTTCAGAATATGTATTAGGAATTGACCCCGCCCGTAGTGGTGATAACTTCGCATTGACAGTATTAAAGCTAGGAAATCCTAATAAGATTGTAGCTTGTTACTCATTAAACCGTAAGACATTCCCTGAGATGCATGATTTTATCCGTTATATTGTTAGACAGTATAGTAAGAATGGCGGTAGAGTTGCTAGAATACATATGGATAACGGTGGTGGTGGACAAACAATCAAGGACTATCTTGCAGAGGAATATGCATGGTTTGATGCAGAGCAAGGTGTTTGGAAAACTGACCCCGCTATCATTGATATGGATGATGAAGAACAACAATATCTATCAGGTGAGCGTATCTTAAGGATGCAAGTATTTAGTGCTCAATCTATCAACACTATGAACTATGACCTAAGAGCAGACCTAGAAAAGAATAGGGTTATTATGCCAACTCAACCTCAAACTGAGGAAGGGGAGATAGGTGTAGTATATAGAGATTTATTTGACGAGATAGAGTCTATGATTCAAGAGACTATGACAATCGTACCAACACCTATGAAGTCAGGTTTCTTACACTTTGATACACCTAAGCAAAAGATGAAGAAAGATAGATACTCTGCTTTCTTATTGTGCTGTCAGGGTGCTAGAGAACTTCAAAAGGATTGGGGAGGACCACCTGTAAAGAAACTAGCAAAAGGATTTACTAGAACTTCATATCTTAATAGCGGTAGAAGTTACTAGGTTGCAAAGTTTTTATATGCGTTCCGTAAATATAATATAGAGAGGAGTTGAGCCACTAAATGAGCGAAGATAAAAAAGACTATATAGTAAGCAAAGCCGACTTAGGAAACGGTAAAAAACAGGTTACTTTAAAAGTTGACCCTACTAATATGCAACAATATATGGATATATTAGATAAAAATAATGTACCATATGGCATTGAAGGAGAACCAAGGTTAGCTAAAGGTAGCGTGCAAAGCCGTTATATCCCAAACGGTAACGACTTTCTTGGTTATGAGTACAATTCAAATAACAAACCATATACATACGCTATGAAAACTCCTATCATTCCACATCACAAAATGTATATGGCTATGGAAATTTACAAACATGAACCTCTTGTAGCTACAGTAATTGATATGATGGTCGATTTTAGTTCAAGTGGCTTTGTCCATGAGTGTGAAGATAACGAAGTAAAGCAGTTATTTGACAAGTGGGCAGACGAAGTACAATTACAAGAATTAATAGAACAGATTTTCCTAGAGTATTGGAGAACTGGTAATGTATTTATTTATCGTAATAAGACAAACGCTAAAGTTAGTAAAACAACTAAGACTAAGGCGGGCAAGGTTCAAAAGAGTAGTACATACAACTTTCCATCAGGGTATACAATCTTAAACCCACTAAATGTATATATCGAAGGTAGTATGTTATTCAATCAACCACAAGCCTACTTAGCTATTAGTCAGTCACAAGTTACATCTGCTGACAGTGCTGAGAACTTAATGACTCAGTTACCACCTAACATAGCTAATATGATAGACCCTAAGACAGGTAAGATTAAGTTAGACCCTAATTTATTCACAAGTATTACTAGAAAGAAACAACCATATGAAAGATACGCAAACCCATTCTTAGAAAGAGTATTCGAGCCAATCATGTTTAAGCAAAAATTAAGATTGCTAGATATGTCAATGGTTGAAGGAATGGTAAATCAATTAGTTACTGTTACTGTTGGTAATGACGAATTTCCTGCGGGAGATGAAGATTTAGAGGCAATCGCAGAACTATTCAATACACCTAATAAAGCATACACTGTGTTTTGGAATCATACTCTAGAAGTTAATTTCCATAAACCTGAGGGCTTTGAAACACTAAGCCAAGATAAGTACAAACAAGTAGACGAAGATATTATGGCAGGTCTAGGAGTTAATAGAGTACTTGTTGATGGTGGAGGTTCAAGTCGTAGTAGTATGTCAAATGGTTGGATTGCAACACTTTCATTAATTGAGAGATTAGATAATACTAGATATAAAGTAACCCAATGGTTAAATGCCGAATATAGACGGATTGCAGAAGAAAACAAACTTCCTACATATCCAAGAGCAGTATTCAATAAGATGAACCTTCGTGAAGATACATATGTCGCACAGGTATTACTTCCTATGTATGATAGAGGATTACTTGATGAAGAAGATATTCTTAGTGAAACTGGTCATGATTACGAGTCTATTCTTGAAACTAAAAAGCGTAACAAGAAGAACTCGCAATTCTTCCTACCTCCTGAGCAACCTTTCCAAGGTGGTCAGACAGGTCCAAACAAGGGTAAGCCTAATGATGGCAAGACCCAAAAACCAATGAAGGAAAGACAGACTTCGCCTACTCAAAATGACGGAAATGCCCCTAAAGCTAAAGCTGATTTCCATATGGCATATTCTAGTCGAGTACAAGAAGAATATGTCACTGAGTTGGCAGATTCTTATAATTCTATCAAGAATAAAGTAGCAAATCTAGTCGAACAGAATAAGGACAAAGACCCATCTGTGTTAGACGCTTTTCTAGTAGGTGCTTTAATAGGATTATTTGCATCATTAAGTAGAACTAGTGATAAGTATATTGACGAAATGTATGATAACGAAATTACTAACTACGCAAATGATATTGACTTCAATAAAGCTAACCAAGTTAAGCAACAGCTTAAGGATTGGAATGACAGTTATGTTCATAAGTTAGCTTATGACATTAAAGACAACATCTTAAAGAATATTAAAGATGGTCTACCAACTACTGTAGCTGTGAATAAAGTTTTTTCTAGCAATATGTATAGAGTTTCTGCTATGTCTGAATCAGTTGCATTAGATACTCTAAGACAAGCAAAGATTCAAGGTAATCAGTTCGCAGGAATGAGTACAGCGACTTGGGTAGCACATATTGATGATAGAACTTGTTCTACATGTACTGGTCTAAATGGTAAAGCGTTCGGTATGAATGATATTCCACCAAGACCGCACCCTCATTGTCGTTGTGGTTTAGACTTTAGTTAAGGTGGTGAAAAAAGTACATGGAAAAAGCAAATGCAAAGAAAATTGAGATGCAAGTCGAATCTATCGAGGAAGTAAAGTTTGATGATGTTAAAAAGTCATTTGCGGGACTTGCCGATAGAGAAGATATTCAACTAGACCCTGACCTTATGTATGCTAAATTCATTATGTGTCATGAAGGTGTCAATGCAAATGGTGATACATTTACAAAAGATGTATTACAAAGAGCACAATATACTCCTAGATTCAAACCTATTGATTGGGAGCATGGTCAACCTTTCATCGGTACTATCCTAGATAGTCAATACGGTGAAACAGCAGAAGGTATTGGTTATATAGAGGCTGTAGGTGCTATATGGAAGTTTCACTATCCTGATTTAGCAGATAGCATAAAAGCGAAGTCTTCTACAGGGGGACTGAAACTGTCTATGGAATGTTTCTATAGAGATGCTAACTACAAATATGGAGAACAGATTTTCAGCCAAGACCAAGCAGACCAATTAGGGCTTACTGATTATGTAGGTCGTGAATACATGGGTCAAAAAGTATATAGAGTGTTCTCAGATGTTATCTTTGGCGGAGTCGGTGTTGTTGCGAATCCTGCTGATAAAGATGCAGTATTCCTATCAGTTGCTAAAAAGCAATCAGAGGAAGAACTAGCATTAGCAGAGTTCAATAGAGAGCAGAACGATTTTACAAAGAAACAACAACCTAAGGAAGTGCTTGATGCAGTTACTATCGCTAAGTTTACTAAGGCTTTCGATAAGGCGAAATCAACTGTTGTCAATAAATTTAATAAACAAGAAGTCACTTCAAAAGATATGGTACTTGCTGATATTAAAAATATAGTTAGTTCATTAATTACTGAAATTTATTCAATCAGTGACGACTTCTATAAGGGTGTTGCTAGTGAAGAAGAAGTTCTTTCTATCGCATCTGTTGAACCTTTTGAAGATGAACAAGACAAGGAGGATTTAGAGATGGAAGATAAGGCAAAAGCTAATTCTATTGAAGAAGAAGTTGTTCAAGAAGAATTAGAAGTTGTAGCAACTGACGTTACCGAAGAAGTTGTTGCTGAGGAAGTTGAGGCTAAGAAAGCTGTAGACCCTGACAATGACGGTGACGATGATTCTAACGACCCTGAGGATAAGAATGATAAGAAAGATTCTAAGGCTAGTGAGTTAGAAGCTAAAGTTGCTGAATTACAAGCTGAACTATCTACTAAAGATACTGCATTAGCTAGCTTACAAGCTGAGTTTGATGCATTAAAGTCAAAAGTAGAGGCTAGTGAGAAAGAAGTAAAAGCTAATAACCGTATGGCTGAACTTGCTGAGGCAGGTATTGAGTTCTCTGAGGCTCGTAAGTCTAAGGAATTAGAAAAAATCTCTGCTATGGATGATACTTCATTCGCTGACTACAAAGAGTTCTTAGTTGAAATCGCAGGAGTTAAAGCACCTGAGGTTGCTGAGGCTAGTGTAGAAGAAGAAGTTGTAGAAGAAGTAGTAGTTGAAAACGCTGAGGTAGCATCTGCTAGCCTTAATGTTGAACTAGAAACACCAAAATTAATCAAACCATTTGGTCACTTAGCTGACTAATAACTTTAAGGAGGAAAATCAATAATGTTTAAAGCTGTTCAAGAAGGTAAACTTAATGTATTCTTAACTGCTCCTAACGCAGATACAAACGCAGGTACTCTAGTTAAACTAGGACCATCAGGTAGTGTAGTTGTATGTAACGCAGGTGACGAGCCATATGGTGTTCTAGCACAAGATGTTCGTTCTCGTAGTGTAAACAACTTCAAACTTGACTCTGTAACTCACTTAGCTTTCTACGGTGAAAAAGTAGGTGTATACTTCCAAGGAGGTCAATACTACACTGATAACATCGCAGGTGGTTCTTTCGCTGAAGGTGCTAAACTTTATGTAGGTGCTAATGGTCAATTCACTGCTACTGCTCCTGGTACTGGTTTCACTGGTAATGTAGCTATTGCTGAAACAGCAGGTTCAGGTAACACAAAAACTCGTATTTCATTTGTAAAATAATTATAAACTATAATGGAGGTTAAATAATAATGAACGATTTCAAAATTTCTCTTGCTCATAACTATAAAGAGAACAAATCTCTAGCAGGAGCAGAATTAAACCAATTTATCGAAGACTTCAAAGCAACTGCTGACAACGAACAACTTCGTTCTGCATTTGCGGCTAGCTTAAGCATCCCTGTATTAAAAACTATTGCTCCACAAACATCTGTTCGTGACATTTTCATGGTAGACGAACTTCCTGCGGGAGCACTTTGTGAGTATCCAGTAGACTTGAACGACCTTGAAACTGCGGTAGTTATGCCTCGTATGGGTGCAGTACCTCAGAACATTGTAACTGGTGACAGCTTAATCGTTCCTACTTTCGAGGTATCTAACTCTGTAGAGTGGAAACTAACTTTCATCCGTGATGGTCGTTACAACATCGTTGAGCGTGCTCTAGAAAAATTAGCTGAGTCTTTTGTTCGTGCAGAAGAAAAAGCAGGTTGGGACACTATTCGTGGTGCTATCCAAGCATCTAACACACTTACTACTTCTGAAACTGCATTATCTAAAGACCTTTTCAATCAGTTAATGACTGAAATGAAACAAGTATCAGGATATATGCCTACTGTAGTTTATGTATCTCCTCGTAGAGCGTCTGACATTCGTGCGTGGACTACAACTACTATCGACTACTTAACTCAAAGAGAAATCTTCCAAGCAGGAGGAATCGGTTCAGTATTCAATATTGAAATCCGTGAACTTCGTACTTTAGGAGATAACGAAGTATTCCTATTCGATACTTCTCGCCTTGGAGTTATGCCTATCCGTTCTCGTATGACTACATTTGACGACCCAACTGCTATCCGTAGATTGCGTGCAGGTGTTATCGCATTTGAAGAAATCGGTTTCGCTGTAATCGACAAGAAAGCTATGCTTTACGCTAACCTTGCAGGTGCTCCTTACGCACTATTAGCAGGTCAATAAGATAACCTAGCAATATAATATAACTATAGTATAATCTAGCCCACTGCCCCTCCTGTTAGGGGGGTGGGTTTCTATTTTTAAAAAAGGAAAGGTAAAAGGTGAATATAATGGATATTAAATCGGTTAAAGGAATTATTCATATTAAAAACAAAGGATTCTCTCGTATTGCATCTCAGGCTTTTGGATTAGGGCATGACGAGGAAGTTACTGTTGATACTAGACGACTTCCTGAGAGAGTAGTAAATGACCTACAATTCTTCTATGAGAATGGAAATATTGACGTTGAGGTGGTTGGCGAGGAGAAGTCTAAAAAAGGAATCGCTAATACTGAAAATGTTAAGACTGCGAATGGTAAAGAACATACAGTATTTAAACCATCTGATAAAGCAATAAATGTTCAAGAAATTGATATGAGTGGCAAATCGGTACAAGTAGGATTCGCTAAGATTGATGCTGTTGAGTTGCTAGAAAAACACTGGAAAACTCTAGAGAAAGAAGTAGCTAAAATCGACAATGTTGATAACCTTAAACTTGTACTAGCAACAGCAGTTGAACTCGATATGGAGGGCAACAAGAAGTACGACATAGTTAAAGAAAGAATCGAACAATTAATTTAAACGGAGTGTGATTTTTAATGGCTACAAATCCATATTTTACGCTGACCTATGATAATACTGGTCCTGCCAATCCCACTATCAATATTAATAGCAGTGCTACATATGCAACTCAGCAATTAGTAACAGCTACTATTGGTACAGATGATAGCGACAAGACTAACTACCAAATGAAAATTTGGGGTGATATTGATGTCACTTGGGGAATCTCAAACGGTATTTTAAAGTCGGGTACTACAAATAACCCTTCTGTTGAGGCAGATGCAGTAATGATTGCTTTCTCAGCATCAAAACAAATTCAGTTATCAACTGGTGACGCTACTAAGACACTAAATGTTAGATTATATGATGATGTATTAAACCAATCAGGTCAAGCAACTGATACAATTATCCTAAATACTACATTACCTACACTGTCACTTAGCACACCTGATAGAACTAAGATTTCTAAGCAAGCAACTAAAAACCAATGTAACTTCAACTTCCAATCAGACCAATTATTTACAGACTATAAGGTTTTAGTCGTTTCTGCTACAAATGCTGTTAATACAGCGGGTACTGCAATTGCAACTACATATGGTTCTGTAGCTACTAGTGGTACTGGTGGTAACTACCCTGCTAACACACCTATCAATGTAACTATCACTGGTGGAGACCTAGAGGTAGCAAGCCCAGGTGACGGTGATAAGATTATCAAGGTATTCGTTAAAAACCAAGCGGGTCAATGGAGTTCATAAAAAACTTATATCCTGTTGGCAACTCGCTAGCAGGATATATTTTTAAGGGGAGGTTGATATAATGGCTATACAGGTAGGGTATGGGTACTTTACGCTGACGTTGGATACGACAGGACCAAACGTAGAAGTGTATGTGCCTCCATATGCAGACAGGGAGAATTTGAATGAAATAACATTTGTATCAAACGAGCCTTTCTCTAGTTATCAGGACATATACTTTATTGATAGCTTAGGTACTAGGCACGACTTTACATTTATTCTAGACGAGGTAAGCAACGAGTATATTGGTCATGTGGTATTCTCTGACTACCCAATGGGTATCGGGATGATGTACGGTCAATTTCAAGATGATGTTGGAAATCTCTCAAATATAGTTTCCAAGCCTATTAATATAATTTCATCACATGATGCTTTGGTATTAAAATTAACAATGTCAGAAGAAGAGGCAAGCATCTCTGTTAGTGATAAAGAACGAAATCCATTTATGGATTCTAAAGAGGCTGTTGTTATCATTAGCAGTGACGAATCTACAACTACACTAAAATAATGGAAGTGATAAAATGGCGACAACAATAAAGAGTTATAAAGAGGGAAATACCGTTCGATTTTTTTGTGAGTTTAAGGATTTTGCTGACCAACTTGCTGACCCATCAATCATTAATTTTAAAGTATACAATCAAAAGTATGAGCAGATTTTCTCTACTAGTGTCGGGGTAGATACAAAAGCAAGTCAAGGAAACTATTTCTATGACTATACAATTCCTAGTGGCTACCTCAACCAAAAGTTAATATATGAATGGTATGGGGAAGTATCAGGAAGTCCATCACTAAATCGTGACACATTTAAAGTAGTATTTATGTAGGAGGTGTTGATTAATGCAAATGTCAGATGTTCTGTTAGTACTAAGACGAAGAATAGGTGATAATGTTGACCCATTCACTTATGACGATGATTTACTGACAGGGTATATAGAAGATGCTGTTGCACAAGTTGAATTAGATTGGGCAAGGGGATTCAGTGTTGACTTCGGTTCATTTAATATAGAGCCTACAAAACAAGATGCAAACCTATTTTGCGTTAAGGCTCACTATCTAATGAAGGTCAGCACGAAAGACCAAGCAGATAGAAATAACTTTAGAATGGTTAAAGGTAGATTAACACTAGATAACACTAACCAAGCTAAAGACCATAAGGATACATTAGAATTGCTTGAAAGAGAGTACAAGAGAACTCTACATCAATGTAAGAATGGTCCGACTATTAAGGGAGTCAGATTGGAGTAGGATAAGTCATGAATATACCTGAGTCAAATTTAAGAAATATGTTAAACTCTATAAGCGGTCTGAATCATGTACTTAATGAGACTCTAAGACTTTGCAAAGTATCTGAGACAGATTGCCCTGATTGTGGTTATGACCCAATTAGAAAAGAATCAACAGACCCTTACTGCCCTACCTGTGATGGTCGGGGGATGATAGTATCAGAAACATACTATGACATTCCTTCGTCTGTTGAAACATCAGCAGACTTTACATATAGCTATGCAGAGACAGGACGACTACTAGATGGTGAAGTCTTAGCCACCATTGATATATTAGAGATTAATACAGTTCTAAATGTAGATGGTAAGTTTAATATGGATAGCCAATCTGATATAAAAGCCTTCTTAAGTCAATATGAATACTTTGAGTGGAAGGGCGGAAAGTACATAGTAAAATCTTTCCAAGCAGGCTATCTACAAGGAAACTTCTATGAGATAGCTATAACTCTAAAGTTAAAGGGTTGATATAAATGGCTGAAACTAATATAGAAGAATTAGAGGCACACCTTAGCAGAGTATTTAAAGGCATGCTAAAAAGTAAAGAAGTAGCAGAGGCAGGTAAAGATGCAGGTAGGGCTATGGGTAGGCATGTAGGTGATACATTACTAGGCGGTGGAGACTCAGGCTACAACTATAGGCAATCAGGAGACCTTGAAAAGTTAGTATCAGAAGAAGGCAGAAACCCTGAGATTAAACAAACACAAAACAAAATGTCTATAGGTGTGTTTGAGATAAACAATATGAATATGGGTGTATATGCAAAGCGTAACCACCAATTCCAATTCCATCAAACATGGGATGAAACACTACATGAGATGGTCACTACTAGAATTTCACTACAAGCAGAAAAGGAACTACCAAAGTGGATACTTGCAGAATACGGTAGCGGTAGTAAAAGTGAAGGTATAGTACAACCTGAATTTAGAGTTACCTATACATCTCGAGATAAGCCATACCTATACGGTCCATCTGTCGGTCCTGTTACAGGTCCAGGTGGAGGTCCTAAGTTGGGATTCTTCAAAGTCAATCAGAGAGGACTAGAAAACTTGCTAGGTCCGAGGATTACTAAGATGATGGATTCACATAGAGAGCACCAAGGAACAAGAGCAGGTCATGTATTTAGCTTAGGTTTAGAAAGTGCAAAGCAAGAAGTCTTTGAAATTCTCGGTGAAGGATTAGAAACATACTTGAATAACAATTAAGGAGGTGAGCCTATATGGAGAAAACAAGACTAGTAGAATTGACTCTGTATCATAAGTTACAGAAAGCACTATCTAGGTCTAGAAGTAGGGAAAAAGTCACGAGTGCCAATTTTCTTACATACAATCTTAAATATAATAGTATACAGACCGATTTCCCTGTAACAGTTTATGTAAATAGTGCTATTCAAAACACTTCTAGTTATTCAGTAGACTATATTAATGGATTGATTAATTTCACAACTGCACTAAGGTCTGTAGATGTAGTTGAAGTTGATTATACATACTGTCCAATTAATATATATGATGAAAGCGTTAGCCCTCAAAGTCCTGATTTTAAATATCCTGCTGTTGCTCTATATGAGTTAAATAGAAGTGATGGGGCATATGAATTAGGTAATGCTCGTAAAGAACTTCACCCAAGATGGGTAATCGAGGTATGGGCTGAAAGAGGCGGGGAAAGAAATGACATAACAGATATGGTAGTAGACTTCTTTGAAGAAGGAGATATGAGAGTAATAGACTACAATATCGCTTTCCCAACTAATGCTGATGGAACTATTAATACTAACTACAACGAAGATAACCAAATTATCGGCTATATGTATTGCGGTAGCATAAATTACCGTAAAGGCGGAAGTTTAGATATAGGAGAAAAACCCAAATTTTTAACGGAAATTTTCGCAGATTTAACTATTAACTTTTAATAGATTAAACATTAATTAATTATAAAAGGAGAGATTTCATAATGGCAAAAGCTAGTCGTGTACGATATACAGGAACAGCACCTTTCATTGATGATGCACAAGGAAACCGCATCCAAGCGTTAGGAAGTTCTTCTCGTCTATCTACTGAGGACATTAAAGAATTAGGTACACTTAATATCGTTGAAGTTGTTGACGATGTACCACAAGTTGATGTATCTGTTGACGCTAACGAAAACGGAACAAACGAACTATTAGGTTTACTATCAAACAAAGGTTTTGGTTGCCAAGTTGAGGCAGTTCCAAGTGGAAGTGCTGTTGGTACATTAACACTTAAGGTAAACCCAGGTTCTTACTATGCAAAAGGTCAGCGTGTACTATTTGAAGGTACTACTGTTACTGCACAATCAAGTGGAAACCAAGTAGTTTACTTACAACCTACTGTATCTTCTGATGCTGTAGCAAACAAAGTAGGTATCGGTGCATCTTTACCTGCGGGTGCTATCCAAATCGCTAGTATTACTCCATCTGCTAACATTGTAACACAAGCTAATATCACTGACTCTCGTACTTGGGCATCTATTTCTGCAACTGATTTTGAATTGGCTAAAGCAGATATGTATGTTCCTATCAAGCAATCAGGTGATGGCTTGAACGGTGCTATCGCTCGTACAATGTATATGGAAAGAGTATATGCTAACAATATTGACCTTTCATTCCAAGTAAACGGTGTTGCAACTGCATCTTACCGTATGGAAACTGATAACAAGCGTTGGTTCTTAAACAGTGCATCTCAAATGGTTGTAGATGAAATCAAAACAACTACTGCAACTGCTTTAACTCTTACTAACACTCCATACACTTTAGCAAATGGTAATAAAACTCTTAAAGTTACTAAGAATGGTACTCAATTAGTTGAAGGTACTGATTACACTGTATCAGGTGTTACTTTAACTCTTACAAGTGCTCCTTCTACTGGCGACCTTGTGAAAGTTCGTTATGTAACTAACGGTTCTAATGGTAAGTTCTTCGCTCCTGTACCTGCTCTTGAAACTCCACACCCTGATTTAGCAGGTGGATTAAAAGAAGGTCAAATCGAACTATACCTTGTTGCTAATGATGGTGTTACAGTTGATACTGCTCGTGCAACTCGTATCCAAACTGCTCGTATCTCTGCTCCACTACAAAGAGAGCCACTTGCAGAATTAGGTTCTATGTATCCATATGACCGTCCATTATCATTACCTCTAAATATCTCTGTTTCTCTAGAACTTAAAGATTCAGATTTAGAATTAATGGCTCGTTTCGCAGGATATTCTAACCTTGCATCTGCTAACGAAATTGCACTTGACGACCTAGTTAAAGATAAAGGCTTACTAGTTAAGATTTATCGTGAAACTGATGTTAAGCGTGCTAAGTTACCTGCGGGTCATGTTGATAAGTATGCTATCAAAACAATCTACATCAAGAACTTGATTCCACAATCTGAGTCTTGGGATGTTCGTGTTGATAGTGATGCTACTCAATCATTCGAGTTCATGGCTCACAACCTAACTATCACTGACAAATACTTAAACGCTAACCAAGTTAGCTAATAACTAGCACTAGCCCTTCGGGGTTGGTGCATACGTTCTATATCACAACTTAATATAGAAGGAAACACTTTGAGGTTTAAAGGATTAAGAAGGAAAGGAGTAGTGCTAATATGAGCATGAACGAGGACAAAGAGCGTCTTAATAGGGCGGTCTCTAAGAGCATAAAGAAAGTCTTTAAAGACTCTTTATCACTAATGGAGATGGCTAATATTGAGCCTAAGCAATTTGCGAAAATCAGAAAAATGATTCTCAGGTCAGGTAACGATGAAATCCGAAAAATGTCAGAAGAACTCGAAAAGTACGAAGTGAAATACACACCTCGGTATGACGAGCAGATTGACTTTGACGATAAAGAATAACCTAGTTGACCATGAGAGACATTTTCAAATAATGTCTCTTTTTTATTTATATAATATTTAAAGGAAGGTGCTAAAGGAATGGCTGAGAGCAAAAGAAAAGAAAGTCAGGAAATGACTAACAAGGAAAAGCGTGAAAAAATGACTGAGGTTCAAACTGGTAGACGAGTATTTGATAGTGATAAGTATGGTTTACTACAAATCCGCTATCCAAAGGTAGAAGAAAATCGTTTAGCTGATTGGGAGTACTCTAAGGTATTTAACCAAGCATGTATGGACGATATACCTACTAACCGTGAAATGGAAGAACTAATCAAAAAGAAAAAGCTATGGACTAGCAAAGATGATGAAAGAATCGAAAAGATTAGAGAAGATATTGAAAAACAACTAGTTCTATTGTCTAAGATGGAATCAGAAAAAGCTATCGCTCCTATCGAATCTAAAATCAATGCTTTGCGTGACGAGATGTTTGGTTTGCAACAAGAAAAACAGAAGTACTTCAACAATACTGCTGAGGCTAAAGCAGACGAGGCTAAAATGTCCTTCTTAATTCATAAATGTACTGAGTTCGCTGATACAGGTAAGTCTGTATGGGAAAAGTACGCAGACTTCAAAAATGAGGAAGACCAAAATACTGTTAATTTAATTGTATATCAATTCTTGACATTTATTAACGGTCTACCTGCCGACTTCCTTGTAGACCCCGCTGAGTTGGAAGAAGAAACATTTGAAGAATAAGATAGTGATATAGTAAGTAATAGAATCATATATCAGTGCTTATAGATAGGATAATATTAATTGAATGTAGCGAAAGATAGCTAGGTATCTTAAAGGTGTAGGCACACCATCATACATAAGCCGAATTATCAAAGTAACTACATTCAACCTTGCCCAACTAAAGCCCCTGTCGTAATCACTAAATGATACATATATTGCTTATGAAATAGCTACAAGTTATTCCCAAATGTCTTTTACCTCAGTTTGGGGTTCTAAGAGAAATAGCTAGAGGGCAAGGGGAAGTTGGAGCAGAATGGAGAGCAAGATGGAAAGCAAGTAAAGACACAGGCTCACCATTGTTCGGTGGTATCGTTGCTGACTGGAATCCTTCTCAATTAGCACTAGCTTATTGGTTCTCATTTTACGACAGCGTGTATGAGCACCATGAGAGACCTCCTATGAAGATAATTAATAATGATGACCTATTAGATAAGTGGGTTGAAAAACAAAGCAAGGAAGTCGAGAGTAGGGCTAAGAAGAACGGTTCTAGTATGAACAATGTAAGTAAGAGTGCATTAGAACATGACGAGTTAATTGTGTTTGATGATGCAGATGATATTTATTATGAAGACGACAACTTTATGGATGCAGACGATGTAAACTTCAAATATGAAGGTGTAGACTATGATGAATAGTCGAAGGAGTAGTTAGGGGGGTTAGTATTATACTGCTCCCCTATTTACTTAAGAACGTATATTTTATGAGGAGGTATACTAATGGCAGGAAATGAATTTAAGTATATTATAAAAACGGACTTACAGTTAAACACTGGTTCGATTAATAAACTTCTTAATGAAGTTAAAGAAGTAGATAAACAGATTAAACAACACTTTGATAACGCTAAAACTGGTGGTATTAAAGTACCTTTATCTGTAGACCCTAACATATCAAAGCTACAAGGTGATGTTAAAAGGGTAGTAGATGGATATAATAAAGGTCAAGCACCTACTATTAAACTTCCTATCTCTATTGATGAAGGTAGTATTAGAAAACTACAAAACCGCATTAGTGAACTTAGAAAACAAATTAATAGTCTAGCAGACGACAAGAAAACTATTTCTGTCAATACCTCTCTCAAAGTCGGTGCGGGCGAAAAAGAAGGGATTCAGAAACAGGTCGGTGACACCAAAGCTACTATTAATGTAGGCTTAAGACTTAATGACCAAGATATGAAAGTTATCAAGGCTCAAATTGAGTCTATTAAGGCTGAGGTTAAAGCTAGTGTAGTAGCACAACAAGACCATAGGAACGGAGACCGTAGGCTAGGTGTAGACAGAAGTGTTTCTCCTGTCAATAACGCTAGACAACAAGTTTCTAGAAACAATAGCAATAGAAATACAGCACAACAAGCTAAGAGGGATTATGACGAGGTTCGTCTTTACTATAGACAAAAAGCTGAGAACCTTAAGAGTCAAATCAAGAGTGAGCAAGAACTACAACACTTAAGAGATGAACTTGACAGGGCTAAGAATCCTAAGAAGGCTCGTAAAACAGACAACATGGTTGCATATGGACAGGATGGAAGTAAGAAAAATGTTTCCGTTACTGACTATACTAAGCAACTTGAAGATGAACTTCGTAAACAAGAAAAACTAGCTAATCAAATCAAGAGAGCAAATCAAGCCTCTGAGATTGCTAAACAAAAAGCAGGTAGCTTTAGTACTGCTCAGGTTAATAAGTCTGTAACTAGGCTTGCTACACAACCTACATCACAAGAAAAAGTAATCAATAACATCTCTAAGGCTGAGGCTGAAAGAAAGCTAAAAGAATTAGATGCACTTCAAAAAGAGATAGATAATGCTCATAGACAGGCTAATAGATATGATAGAGTGTGGACAGCAAAGAGACAACAAACATCTCCTTGGGATGGTGTTTCTCGTGCTCAAATGAACACATTACAAAATCAAGGGCTTAGAGAGCAAAGAAAAAGAGAATATCAAATCTATCAAGCTAATAAGCAGAGAATACAGAATCCTGCTGATGCTTGGGATATGGCTCATGATGTAAATATGAACTACGGTAGGGTACAAGACCCTAAGGTAGCATATAGGCAAGCGGTACAACAAAATAAAATTTTCAACCAACAACAGGCTGAGAATCAAAGAAAATATCAAGAGCGTATGAATCGTAAGTCTCAAAGAGAGGCTGAGGCTAATACTCCTCCTGTTGATAACCGTTCATTAGATGAAAAGTACTATGACACTAAGAATGTTCGTGTTGGTCTTCAAAGTAAGCTACAACAATATCGTGATTCAGTTAGCGGGAAGAATATTACTGGTAATGCTAACAAGCGTAGAGTATTAGATAATATCGCTAAAATGCAAAAAGATATTCAAAAAGCTATTGATGAAGAACAAAGTTTCTATGACCAAATTAAAGCATTAACAAACTCTACTCCTAAGTATCGTAGTTCATTACAGTCTAACCATGTTGACCCTTACCAACAGGCGGGGGAAAAGCTAAGAAATACTAGCAGACAACAATGGAATGACTATGTAAATGCTTACGAGCAACGCAACGGAAACCCTAACTATGGTCGTGTAGAAGATGTTAATGAGGCTCATAAGCAAGCTAACGATATTAACCGTTCAAGAATTACTGAGTCTAATAGACAACAAAGAGCAAATGACTTCAACCAAGGTATCCTTCGTTACGGTGCTAACAGAGAGTACTCAGGTGTAGATTATGATGCTATGCTTAGAAACCCTAATGTCAGTCTATCTGAAAGTATGAGAATACTTAGAGACCACATTCACCCAACGAATCAGGCTATGGCTAGAGAACAACAAACTAACTTCCAAAGAGCATACACAATCAACTACCGTGATGATGAAGGTCATATCCGTTCAGTTAGAACATTAACTCACGAGTATACTAGTCTTGGAGAAGTTGTTCAGCGTGGAGACAGAAGTTTCAAATCTATGGCATCTAATATGATGAAAAATATTGGAGTCTATACATTATTTACTAGTGGATTCTACGCTATGTCACAAGCTATTGGTACTGCGGTAGCACAAATGGTTGACTTTGATGCTAAACTTGCACAAGTAAGTATGGTTATGACTAACATGCAAACTGGCGGTTTAAGTGACCAGTTCTCTCAATTCGGTGCGGGAATAAACTCTGCAAAATCAAACATCACTAACCAAGCATTTAGTATTGGTGAGAACTATGGTGTTAGTACAGCAGATACAGTAGTTCCATTACAAGCACAAGTTTTAGCTAGAAAGAACTTGATTACAAGTAATGGTCAAATTAGTGGTAAAGTTGACCCTAATATTGAGAAGAACATCGTAGATAAAATCATTCAGTTCTCAGCAGTTTCTAATGGTGGAGATGCAACATCAGCAGATGTTAATGCTATAGCACAAGATTCTCTTTCATTATACCAAGCTATGTATACGCAAGGTGATACATCTCATATTGGTAAAATGGATAACTTATTCAACTACCTAGCAGTTATGAAAGGTAATGGTGTAAACACAAACAATGTAACTGATGCACTATCTGAAATTGCACCTGATACAATCAAAAAAGGTATCAAGGCAACAGATGTTGCAGGTATGTTGGGTGCATATAACCTTACTGATACGGACTCTAGTGGTGCTGTTATGGCACAAGTTGGTAAAGCGTTCTTCGGTGCGTTAGCACATCCTGACAATCCAAGCGTTAAATCTGCATTAGACAGAATGAAAATTAACACTGATAAATATGACACACCTGAGAAACTATTTGAGCAGATTAAAAAGAAATATGGCGGTCTCAATGAGGCTGACCAAGAGTTCGTTTCTAATAATCTAGCAGGACTAACTGGTAAATCATCAGCTATGGGTCCAAAAATGGTTAAGTTCCTAGATGCATCATTTAATAGTGAATATACAGGTGAGTTCAACAAGCAAGCTGAGGCTAATCCTGATGCACTACAAAAATCATGGAGTTCTTTTTCAGATACAATCAAGAGAAACTTTGGAGACCTAGCTGAACAAGTTAAGGAACTAGTTCAACAACTAGCTAAGTTGGGTGCTTTAGATACAATCGGATTGTTAATTAAAGGATTTACAGGATTATTCAAAGTTGTTAATAGCGTACTATCAGTTATTAATAAACTATCAGATGCTTTCTCTGATAATAAAATATTATTTGGATTCAATCCAGTAAAAATGACTAGTGAAATAGTTGGATTAACATTAGCTTTCAAAGGATTGACAGGTGTTATCAATCATTTAACTCCACTTGGTCCTGCTATTGGCGACTACTTTGAAAGAATGACAGGTCGTAGACTTGGATTCAAGCAAATAGAAGGTGCTACACCTCTTGTTAGGGGTGGTCGTGCAATTAGCGTAGCTGAGGGTCTTGCTCCTGTACCTATGATAAGCCCTCGTCAAAATGTAGTTAGAACTGGTGAGCAAGCATTAAGAGATGTAATGACATACTCTGCATCAGATGTTATGACAAACAGACTTTTAAATGGTAGTGCTCCAAGAACTACTGTTCCAACTGGAATCAATATGAGTGAGGCAAGTCGTGAAAGTCTACAAGCTATGCGTGGTGAACTTACTAACACTATTGAGAGAACAACTGCTAGAAGAAGTGCTATTGGTGCGGTAGGTAACTTCATTGGAGATACTTTACTATTAACTTCTCGTTCTCGTGGTGCAGTAGGTGAGGTAGCAGGTTCAGTTGGTAGTCGTGCGGGTGGAATAATGAAAGGTGTAGTAGAATGGTTTGTTAAACTACTACCTGCATTAAGAACATTTGGATTACTATTAACTAGATTAACTATCATTGGTACTGTGTTAGCGGGTGCTTGGTGGGTTGTAAGTAAAGCTATCGAACACTCTAAGAAGGTAGCACAAGACCAATACAATACCACAAACAAGAGTCTAATATCTGTCTCTAAGAAGATTACTGGTGGTGACACTGCTACTAAGGATAAAACTAACAAAGACATTCAAGACTTCATCAAGGCGAATGTTAAGTTTATGAAAGAGACAACAGTTACTTCACAAGGTAACTACGGATATACTACTACTGAATCTGTTCCTACTTCTGAATATGATATGAAAGCACAAGCTAGAAATGCTAAAATCGCATCAGATAGAAAGAAGATGGAAGATAAGTACGGTATCTCTTTCGGTCAAGATAGCAAGGGTAATCAGTTCGTAAAATATCACCTTCTTGGTGCTGATGGCAAGATGGATAAGAAGGAATATAGGGCTGACCTAAATGATAAGAAGGATATGGCTAAATTCCAAAAGGCTGTTGACAATGGATTCAAAGACCCTATCTTAGAGGCTAAAGATAAGTGGGCAGTTGATACTAGCTATGTTATGGATTATAACAAGGCTTTGATTGAAACTAACAAACTTACTAAGCAAATTAGTCAAGCTATGAAGGAACTAGGATACAATGTGGATGCTATTGATATGAAATTCATGGGTGCAAACTCAACTGAATCTCTAAATCAAAAAATCCAAGCAATTCAACAAGGTATGAACGCAATCAAAACTCAATCTGCACAAATCGAGGAGAAGAAAAACCAAATAGACGGCAACATGAACAGTCTACAAGGTCAACTATCCAAAGAGAGCAGTATTGCACTTAAGCATGGTGTGAAACAGAGTAAGATTGATGATGTTCAATACCAATATGAGTTAGCTAAACAGTCAGGCAACTTAGACCAATTCTTAGGCAATTACTCTGAACCATCTACAACTGATATTGCGAAATGGAAAAAGAAAGGAATGTCTGATAAAGAAATCAATCAAAAGATTGACGAGGCAGAACTTCTTAAAAATATCGCTAAACTTATCATGACTATGGGTGGTCTAGGTGACGCACAAGACCAATTAACTGATGCCTATACTCAAAGCAGACAAGACCAATTACAAAACCAAGAGGCTATGAAACAGTATACAGCACAACTAATTGTTGCATCTACTGGTCTAGCTGTAATGGATGCTCAGATTAGCAAAATCAATAGTGCGGTTGGTATGGGTCGTGCTATGGTTCAAATGTCTCAGCCAAATAGTAAGGAACAGCAAACTGCTCAGGGTGGCTTAATTAAAGCATCAGGTCAACTACTAAAAGGCTATCAAGCAGAACTTAGTTCTGTAAGTAATGAGATGGCTACATTAGCTAGACAGAACCCTAACCAAGACTTCTCCATCAACGAACTATACAACCCAGGAAAAAATGGTTTGTCTTCGGAGCAACAAGCATACAAAGACCTATTAGAGAAACAAACATCTATCCAAGACAGCGTATCATCTACTACTGCTGATATGTATGACCAAGCACAACAGCTTAAGGATATGGTATTAAACTCTGATAAGTATGCTGATGTATGGGAGAGAGTTCAGAACAGGACTCAATTAGTTAAAGATGCTAACAAGCAAATTTCTAACTCTCAGGATGATTTAGCTGTAGTTAATACATTATCACAAATGAGAAGTGCTGTTACTGGCACTCCTTACAATGCTACTAGAAATGACAAGTTGGCACAAATCCGTGACACTAACCTTGACAACTATGAGAAATTGACTACTGCATTAAACTCTTACAAGGGTGACGCTCAGAAGTTATCTCAGGCATATGATGATATTAACAAGACTATGGGTAGCGAGTTTGATAAGGCATTTATTGACCCACTTAAGAACCTAATCAAGAACGACTTCCAAAAAGCGGGAGACACAATCCTTAATGGTGCAAATTCATTAAATACTATTCTAGGAAACTGGGCAAAAGTACAAATGAGTTCGGCATCTAATCCTAACTCTGTTGCAGGTCAAACACAGTCATTCTCAAATGCTATGGCAATTCCTACTTACACTGGTAGTCCTTCTAGTGTTGACAATAGAACATTCGCTCAAAAGGAGCAAGCATACCTAGAGCAAATGGGCTATAAAGTTGGTACTTCGGGATATGCCCAAATGAAACGACAACTAGAATCATCTTATACACACGAGGAGTTAGTCGCTGAGGTTGATAAGAACACTGTTCCAACCAAGAACAATAGTGGTGTTAATGACTATACTAATACAATCAACGGTGTATTAAGAGGTAACTTAGCAGGATATGGTTCAGTATTCGTTCAAGCGGGTGCTAAGTACGGTGTTGACCCTAGATTAATCGCATCAATCGCTATGCAAGAAAATGGTGGTAACTCAAACATCTTAAACCATTCTAACAATATTGGTAACATTAAAGCTACTGGTAGTTCTAATGATTATTGGAAGGGCGGAAACTATGAGGGATACAGAAGCTATGCTACATTGACAGATGGTATTATGGACTTAACTCGTCTAATCGGAAACTACATTAGTTCGGGTAAGAACACAATTCCTACAATCAATCACACATATGCAGAAGACCCAAATTGGGAGAAGGGTGTTGCATCATTCTACTCTAAGCAAACTGGTATTTCTGTTTCATCACTACTAGGTGGTACAGCAGTATCATCAGGTGGCGGTAGCAGTTCTTCATCAGCTAGTAGCGGTTTTGGTAAGAGTTCTTATACTGGCGATTCTATCGTAGCTTACCTAAATTCACTTGGAAAGAGTTCAAGTTTCTCAGCAAGAACATCGTTGGCTCACCAATATGGCATCAGCAACTATACAGGTACAGCATCACAAAACACAAGCCTGTTGGCTAAGTTGCGTGCAAGCAGTGGAGGTTCATCTTCAAGTAGTGGTGGTGGCGGTAGCTACTCAGCTATGGATTCATGGTTCTCGTCAGTAAAAGGAGATAGGTCTAAATTGACTTACTCTTGGGGTGGAGCACATGTTATCGAAGATTGGACAGAGTTCTTGAAGAAGGGTATTGCTGACTGTTCGGGTCTAGTAGAGCAAGTTTACCGTAAGTTTGCAGGAATCAATCTTGGTACTACAAGTTCAAAAGGGCTATATGCTCAAAATGATGGTGGTAAAAAAGTAACAAACAAGAAAGACTTGCAACCTGGGGATTTAGTATTCTTTGGTAAAAGTGCTGACAGTATTCACCATGTTGGTATCTATGCGGGTAATGACCAAATGTGGACTATTGACCATAATGGCACTCCTGTATCTAAGGACAATATTTCATCTTGGGGTGACTACTACGGTGGTAAACACTATGATGGTGCTTTTGGCGGTGCAGGTAGCTTAACACAAGGTCAGGCTAGTGCGTCAGATATTCTAAAGTCTGCAATCAATAGTTTCATTACAGCTATGCAAGCTGAGGCTGAAACACATAGCGTAGCGGGATTAAAAGAGACTTATAATAAAGATGTTGCTATAGCATATGGTCAAGGAAATATCACCGATGTAATGGGTACATCAGGAAGGCTAGCTTACTATGATAGAGTAAATGCAGAGAGAGCAAATGTGTTTGAACAGCGTTACGATACAGTCCAACAGTTAAATCAGTTGAGTACTTCTCGTAAGAACTATGTAAACGAGGCTAATAAGGCATTGAAAGCAGGTAATACTACTGACTACAATACTTATAAGGATGCTGTTAAATCCATTGACGACTTAATCTCTACATTGAAAGATACAAATAAGCAACTTGCTGATTATGATAAAACATTATCAGATGCTCAACAAAAAGACCCTCGTTACAACTATGACACTTCAATGTCATATGTGAAGGGTGGCTATGACAAGCTAAATGCTATGGATAAAGCAGGTCAAGAGTGGAGTCCCGACTACATCAAGTTACTTGGTGAAATGTCTACAATGTTGACAACATATGATACTCACGCTAAGAACACTCAGCTTGCAGGAGATGTTTGGAGTAACTCAGGTCAACAAACAACGCAATTCATCATGGCAAAGCGTGTAAGTGACCAAGATAACATCAACCTAATGTTTGATAAAATTACTAAGATTAATGCGGTGCTTAAGAACTTCGCACAAGGTACTAATGCTTGGTATACAACTTTAGAAGAGGCTGTTAAGGTACAACAAGAACTACACGACTTGGAGCAACAAAGACTACAAAATGCTCAATCAATGTTTGAATTAACTGGTAAGGGTATCCAAGGATATGTTAAGCAAAAGGCTTACACTCAAAGCAAGGACTATAGCCAAGAGAAGTCTAACTTAACAACTGCAATAAATCAGTATAAGAATGGCACTATTACTAATGGTAGTGGTCTCAGAATTGCACTTGGTTCATCTGACAAGTATGCTAAAGGCTTAAGTGACATACTGCATAAGCAATATGACATAAGTTCTAAGGTTACTAAGGATAAGGATGGCAAGTACTACCTAGATTCAACTAAGAACCTAACAAAAGACCAAGCACAAAAGGTTATTGATACTCTTAAAAAGCAAGGTCATATTGGTAATGGTTGGACAACTGGTGGTGGTTCAAGCAAGATGGACGAGAACCAACAGCTAGCTAACTTACAGATTATTGCGGGATTACATGACCAAATGATTCAGCAAATGAACGATTACCGTTCTGCGGTAGTTGGAGCATTTAAAGCGGGTGCTATGAGTCTAGATGAATACATGAAGAAGATGAATGACCTTCGTGATGTTCAGAATGAGACTAAAGAAAATGCGGTTAAGATGGTTGATGCATTGTCAAGTGGATTCCAAGATGCTTTTGCTAATGCCTTATCAGGTGGTATGCAAGGTAATATGGATTCTACTCAGTCATTCATTGATAGCATGAAACAGACAATGGCTCAAACTATCTCAGGTACAATGGCTAGCTCAATCTTTAATAATAGTGGATTGCTTGATGTAACTAACGGATTAATTTCCCAAATTACCCAAGCGGCTACTAGCGGAGACCCTAACGCTGTTGCTAACATGTTTAACAACAACGATTTCAGTCAGCAATTCCAAGATGCTCTAGCACCATTCCTACCTTTAATTAACCAAATTGTAGCATCTACCAATGGTATGTTTACTATCATGAAGAACCAAGTGTTCAATGCACCTAATGGATTCAAGATTGATAGTGAAGTTGCACAAGTAGCTAAAGCCAAAGGTATCGGTGAAGTTAGACAGTGGGACCCAACTGGTAAGAATGGTTCGGGTTCGGATGATGGGTCAGGTAGTACTACTACAACTCCTATCGTTACTCCTCCTTCAAGTAGTACCCCAGGTGGTGTCCCAGGTGGCACATCTAGTGGTGGTGCTACATCTAATGGTGGAAGTCCTGAGGGAACTGGTGGAACTGGAACAGGTGCTCCTAGCACTAGTGGTTCTACTACAACACCTTCAACTGATACTAGCAAGATTAACACTCCTGCCCCTCCTGCTAGTAGTTCTAAGAAAGGAACTTATATCACTACATCAGATGTTTGGGACCACAAAACTCCTGATGCTAATAAGTCTTCTAGAATTAAAGTAATTAAGAAGGGTACGAAGGTAAATGTAATTGGTGAAAAGAGTGGATTCTTAGAAATCGGAACTAACCAATGGATTAGTGCTCAATATGCTAAGGCATATACTAGTTCAGGTGGTAGTGGTTCAGGTAGCGGTTCTAGTGGCTCTACTAAGCACATCAATACTACAGTAAACTTCCGTAGTAGTGCAGGATATGGCAACAATGTAATCGGTACTATACCTAAGGGTTCTGCTGTTACTTACCTTGGAACATCTAATGGGTGGGCACATGTTAAGTACGGTAGTAAGTCAGGTTATGTTGGTCCTCAGTTCGTATATCATACTGGTGGTCTTGCAGGTATGATGAACTTCTCTAGTCCAAATGGCTTAAAACCTGATGAATTGCAAGCTGTTCTTCGTCAAGGCGAAGGAGTATTCACACAGAAACAAATTTCTTCACTAGTGGGTGCTAGCAACACTACTCACAATGGGGGAGATGTGAACTTTAACATCACTGTTAATGTGGAAGGCGGGCAAGATACAGGGCAACTTCAAGCTACTGTTGAGACAGCAGTTAAGAAGGCTATGCAAGTCATTAAGAAGGATACTAAGTTCCAAAACTTAACCTTCAAGGGAACTTCCTACTAAGGTAGGGGGTTTTCCCTCAACGTGAAAAATAGAAAGGGTGAATAAAATGCAGGATAGATGGAAGTTTGGGAATTATACATTTATGATTAATCCAAATAAATACGCAGAGAGTGTAACTGTAGTAGGAGATACTGTAACAACTCTGAATGGAACGGTTATCTCTCAACCTACTATGTCAAAGGAAGACTATAATTTATCGTCAATCTTTTATCAAAATAGACCAAGAGTTATACAACAAGTATCAATGCCCAACCTTGGCGGGATAAAATTTATGAATAATAAATATTATGTCCTAAATAACACGACTAAAAAAGTTGATGTTTACACTACTAACTTTGCATTGTCAAAGTCAATATCTCTATTGTCTACTGCACCTGCGGGGGAGAATTTTGTAGCATTTGACGTACTATCTGATGAAACAATATATGCAGTTAAAAGAGGAACTCCTGATGCTATATACAAGATAACAGCAGGAACAGGAGCACCAACAATCACAAACTTCAACTCAACTTACGGTTCAATACATGGTATTGCATATGATAGCACTGCTCTAGAATTATGGATTGTAACTGATAAGAATGTTGTGTCTCTATTCACATACCCTACATGGACACAAGTAAAATACCTAAACCTTCCTAACATCTCCCCAAATCTATCAGGGTATCAAGGCATGGATATAATTAATGGCTACCTAGTAATATCATTTGTTTCTGACGATATAAGTGGTGCTTATCATGTTGACTTAACAAGTGGTAGTATATGTAATGTATTTTCATTACCTGACTACACACAAATAAACGATATTACTTTTGACGGTACTAACTTCATATTCTCCACACAAACAGGAAACCAACTTGTATATACAAATGGCAATACCCTAAACTTAGATATTTATAATATAGAGAATGAGATTAGGACAAAAGGATATTTAGATATGATTGACGATATGGGAGTAAAGAGGAGAATGGCTGTTAGTCATTATACCATTGATAGACAAGAAGGAAGTCTTACAAAGTATAGTGTTGATATTCAAGCTACTAAAGTTGATAGGGGGAATAATTAATGAGATGGCAGTTAGGTAATTATGTAGTTAAATATAACCCTAAAAGTAACTCTAAAACTTGGGATGCACAACAGAACATAACCATTAATATGAATGGTCAAGTATCAAACCCTAATCTAGTTTGGAACGGTAGTCAAGACTTTTCCATAGATGTTTATGAAAAGCCCACATATTCACAAGCTACTCCAATTACAGGTTCATACATTGGAGCAACGGAAAAGAGATTAGATGAAAAACTTTACTTACTTACTAGTGGAGGAACATTTGATATTAAGAGTAAGACCAATACTTCATATGGCTCTCATACAATAGTAACTGGTAATGGTATCACTCTACCTTCTGTAAAGCCTAGTGCTATCAATCATTGGGATTCGGGTTTAGCGTTTATCTACCATGAGGCGACTCAGGCAACGCTATTAGTTACTGACGAAAATGGGGTTGCAAATCGTAAATATATATATAGCACAGATGATTCAAAGTATGCCGAAGACATTTGTTGGGATTATGATTCCACTTGGCTTATTCTGAATCCATACGGACAGATTTATTCAGTTAATACAACAACAGGGGTAAGTACTTTTCTATTCCAGTTTGATGATTATAGCACCAACAAGTCGGCATCAAAAAAGAGATACACCTCAATCTTCATGATTGAAAAAAATGCTAAACAGTATATAGGTGTGTTGCAGGATGGTAAAGACCTAGTATTTATTGACTATCTCACATTGGAGATTGTCTGTAAGTCAGAGTTAAAGCTAGGTAATGTGTTGGCTATATCGTATTCAAACTATAGCGGAGATTACTTTGCAGTATTTAGTTCAAAGATACTACAAGTCTTCCCGAACACCGCAAGGATAGATGTTGAATATTTAAAGTTCATTATTGCTAATGGTCAGGTAACTGTATACGATGAAAACAACTTACCTGCTGTTCTAGTAATTAAGGATATGACAATAGACAGAGATAGCAACACAAATGAGGCGAGATATGAGGTACAATTCAGTGCCACGATTGCTTACTCAAATATAGGATTTAATGGTGTATGGGTTTCTAACCATAGGTCTTTCCAACAGAGGTGATAAATAATGATTTCAGCTAATACTGCTTTTAATACTGCTTTGAGTAGTTCAAATAGAATATTTGATATAATGGTTAAGGTGACTAGAAATACTCCAAGTGGTAACACAACAGCTATTGATATTTCTGATAGAGTGACATCATATAGCACTAATCAAGATTTTGATAGTCGTGGCGGGAGACTAAATCTAGAGATTGATAATTATGACTATGCATACTCCCCTTTAAATAGGGTTAGCAGTGTAAACCAAGTTGCAGGTGTATACGACCCGCTATTTGACTCAAACCATAAAGTAGAATTATATGAGGGATTATTAGTAAATGGCTCTTTCAGCTATGTTTTAAAGTTTACAGGATATATGGGTGATGATATAACTGCGGGTTCTGACCCTGTAATATCATTATCACTAAGGGACAAAGCAAAGTTGCTACAAGATATATATATCTATCAAGGTCCAAGTTACTCTTTATATCTAGTTGAAGATTGTATTCAAGATTTACTAAATACATTCGCACCTGATTTAAACATAACACTGATGGTTGATAATCCAACTCAATATATGATAGGTAGACCTGACGGACCATATGCACCAAGCGATACAAACCTATGGGATGCGATTCAAACACTAGCAGATTCGGCAAGTATGGAACTAAGATTCCTAGAGGACGGTACTCTACATTTAAGACAGATTGTTAGAGACTTTGCTGATGCGACAACTGACTTATATCTAAATCAATCAAACTTAGTATCTGATGATATGGAAATAAGTGATGCAGATGTTCGTAATTACATAGTTGTTAAAGTTCAAGACTTTGACCCTATTACAAA